AGACCCAAGAGATGCTGGAGCAGTACAAGAACGATGATGTCGCTAATGTCTTGAAGACCGGTACAACCCCGAATGTCTTGGATGCTGATGAGGTCTATACCGCCGACATCATGATTAACATAGTAACCTATGGCCAGTACATCAGGGTATATTTCGTGCTTTACGACAGGGGCCGCGAACCTAATTTAGGCTATGTCCGTTTAGACAAAGAAGACCTGATGAGCCTTCCGGCATGCAAGGAAAAGCTCTTGAAGTTTATCAAAGAGCGAATCATCAGGTATTACGCGAAACGCCACTACGATGCCGCCGTATAAAAAGACAATCGTTATAATAGATATGAAGCAACCTGACCAAACTTTATATAACAACCCATTCTATTGCCACTATAACGATGAGTGCTGGATTCGACTGTCTAAATGCATCATCGAAGCCATGGCAGATTCATACGCGAATCAGTTTCCGAAATTCTGTCGAAATCAGGTAGAGTTTGAGGAACTGGACAGGAAATCCTATGCTCCCATCAGGAAGGGCATCTTGGCCAAGTTGTTCAATGGACCGGTCCGAGTGTTGGTAGATAAGGAAGCGTTTACTGATGCGTTTAATCAGAGATGGCGCGATGAAGTAAGGGATTACAACCACATCAATAACCTTAAATAGATATAAAGGAATTATATTATAAAGGAGAATAACTATGCGCATCCGAGCTTCCAAGAAGGTAACGGCTACAGAAGATTATTCATACAATCAGCATTTAATCAGATTGTCCCAGCAGGACAAGAAATATGTTTTGGATAAGCTCAATAAGAGGCACAGGACTTTAGGTCTTTACGGTGAACCCGGTGAGAAGGGCTACATTGTATCTGAATTCGAAGATACCGCTTCCGGCGTAGGCCTTTGGGCCAGTGATGAGGGAATCAGGATTCTTGATGAGAACGGTATCGAATATAACGAAGTCAAGAAGGCTATCGAGAACTCCAAGAAGGTTAAGGCCAAGAAGACCATCAAGGCTACCAAAGCCGGCGAGCAGTCTTATGACTATATGCTTTTAGACAGACTCCGTTCTGATTGTGATTATGTCCTGAATATTTATGATAGACCTGAAGCTCCCGGCGACATCCCGTTGGCCGAGCGTGAGCTGGCAGAACGCTTCCTTTGGGCTGGTAATGCTAAAGACCAAATCGCTAAAATGCGTGAAATATATAACAGACTTAAAGTAAAACCCGAGTGGCTTACTGCGGAAGACATCGATTACTACGAGAGCCGTTTCAAGGCTATCCCTATCGGTAAGCAGAAGAAGTCCCGTGTTAATAGCTCCAAGGAGGGTAAAAGGATGAAAAGATATGTAAAGAGTTCCTATGCGGATGATTTAGATGCACTGGACGGTGGCACCAACGAGTTTGACCCGGGTAATATCTATGAGGTAGCTGTAAAGACGCTTCCTGCTGAAGATATTGACCATCATGCTTCAGACCTGTATATCAGGAAGACTCCTGAATCTACAGCCCTTCTTAAAAGGATGAGATACAGGAACTCCGGATTGCTTACTACTTTCCGTAGTAACATCGATGGTGACATTTGGTATGAGCTTCCCTTCTGCTACGGCGGAGAAGGCTAGATATGACTGATTTCCTCAAAAACAGATATAACAAATAAAGGAGAACGATTACTATGGAACCCTTTGTAAGCGATGATGAGATGCGCCGAATTATAGACGAATTCGTAGCTTCCGAATATCCGGAAGGTGCATTAGAGATGTACGCTGACTATGATGAGTATTTATCCGATGAGCAGGTAGCGGAAATCTTGGAGAGTGACGACCCGATGTCCGCCTTCTACGAGATATTAGACGATGCCTACATCGATTCTCGTAGCTACTACATCAATGAGCTTGAACAGCAGTTCGATGAGTGGTGCGAAGATAAGGGATATGACCTTACCGCCAGCGATGTAAGTGATGCAGGTTATTACCTTGATGAGTATATTGGCATCGACCCGGATTATGACCATTTCCTTGACCATGAATATAATTGCCGTCTTATCGTAGATAATGGCGATGGTAATTATGATTTTACTCATAACCCTAATCAGGACAACGATTTCGAGATTGAGGATGGTGCAGGAATCATTTGGCTTGGCCAGCAGTTAGGTTATTCTGTTGAGCAGATGCAGAACGCACTGAACAAGCTGACTCGCGATGAGGATTATGACGGTTCACCTATCGACGATGTTACGGAACCTGATAAGTTCTTGGACAGCCTCATCCATGAAGCCGCTAATGCTTTTGGTATCGTAGCTCTTACTTTCCTTTGCAGAGTATCGTTAGCCGATATGATTAAGTTCAAGGAGAATAAGTCCAGCATTACTATTGAGTGCAATGGTATGAACTGTGGATTCTTCGATTTTTGGAACGGCGGCGGAAGTGTCTTCGAACTGGATTGCGGTAAGAGCATTACAGTTCCTTATGATAAGGTCTATGAGTTCACTGTTGATGTAAGCAGACCGGGCCATTATTCTGTTAATGAAGTTTATGGCTTATGGGGCGGAGCTTACGCAGATGCCACGGTAAATTAAAGGGGGTTTATAATATGCGCGTTGAAGTTAGCACTAATTTGATGCCTGTCATTCATGTAGGTTCTTACTGGTCTAATTCTACCCTGTACGAAAACTTCGTTTGTGATAGAGATGACATTCGCGAGAGCATCCTTGATTGTGCTCCGGATGTTGTCCTTGATGCTATCAGAGAAATCTGCCCTGATGCTTCGATTTCGGATTTTTCAGTCTATATGCCAAGAGAGTATAACTACGGTGATGACGAGCTTAATTTCACACTCGACCTCCCGGACGCTGATTATCAGGAATTATATGAAGATTGCATCAACGACCCGGAATTTCCCGACTTCTTGAAGAAAAATTACAGCTCTTATGATGGATTTACTTCCTTCTTGGCTGACAATACTTCCGAGTTTGATGCACAGGAAGATTACAAAAAGGTATCCCAGCTATTCTGTTTCCAGTATTTTAAGCATGGTAAGAGATTGCAGGACAATTATCAGATGGATTACTACGAAGCTCTTGACGAGTGGCTGTATAATAATTGCCCTCCGTATGGTGAAGACCTCGGCGGTAACGGCGAAGGTTATGTCCGTATTGATTACGACTGGAAAGACGGAAAGGACAATTTCATCGTTTATTTAGATGACACCGAGATGGCCGTATTCCCGGTTGAGGGCGAATCCAAAGAAGCTACTTGGGATGCTTACAATAAGGCATATGGGTATTGCCAAGATGAGCTTGGTATAAGTTAAAGGAGAATCTACTATGAAGTTCAATTCAGCACAAGAGATTTTTGACAAAATCGATTCAGGCATTGATTTATATTTTACCGAGTCTGAAATCTATATCTTTACTTACGCCGAGCGTGGTTCTATCGCATATTATTATCTTGATATGAACGAGTTACTGCAATTAGCACAGGAGGTTGGCCCTGATGATTACATCGGGGGAGCTTTAGGTCCCGGTGGCTATATTATCGACCCTGACATCAAATTAGCTGATGGCGAAATCATTGAATATGGCACGCCTGAATTTGACGAGCTGGATGGTACAACTCAACCGGGTTGGGAATATGACTATACTCCAATACTTGATTTCCTTGAACAATTTGTCGGTGAGGATTGCATCTCGGCTATGCCCCGTGATTTATTAAAAGGAGAAACCTTATGACCATTAACATTTATCAGGACAAAATTGAAGCTCAAATCGAAATGACGATGAGTATGGATTATACGAGGACGAGTAATTGAGAATCGTTAAAGCATCAGTAGAAAAGATAGAGGATTTCCGTAAGGATGAGATGAAAGAAGCCCTGCGCTTTATGGGCTTCGATTATCTTGAAATGAACTTTTATCGCCGTGTTGACCTTGACGGCGATTTAGTCATGTATGGAGAACTCTACGATGATAGTCTGTTGCTAACTGTCTATGAGAATAATCAGGAAGTCGAAAATCAGCAGTTCACTGCTCCGGTCAGATTCATCGATTTCGTCGAATCTATCCTGAAGAAGTACGACATTGAGGTTGCTGAATTCGTAGATGTCGATGAGCTGGTCTTGGCTGATAACGGAATCGTTACGGCGGCTACGAGCATCCTCGCTAGAGGTTTCAATAGACACGATAATTCAAAGCGAACCAAAACCACGGCCAAGGATTTAGGTAAACAATTACAGCGCGTAGATTCGTCTAATGTATGGAGCTACGCGTTCCAGCCTAAAGACAATAAGGTTGGCGACCTGCTGGTGCAGTTTAAGGACAAGAACGGCAATGCCGGGGACATCTATATTTACTACAATGTCTTCAATACGATTTGGCAGAGATTTTATCTCGCTCCGTCTAAAGGTCGATTCTTTTGGCAACATATCCGCAATAATCAGAACATCAGGTATGCCAAGCTGACCGGTGACAGAAGAACTCATTTACCCCAAGGCATTTAAGAGTGGGAATATATTTATGAAACGATATGTGAAGTCCAACACTAAATTTGAATCACCTGAAGACCTGATTTACATCGGGCCTGTATCTGATTATAATTCTTATGCTTTCGGTTACGGACATAACATAGACAGTTATTCTGATGAATTCAAAGAAGCGGTAACTGAAATCGTAAACAAGCAGAAGAGGGAGCGTAATAAGAAGGGATTAGACCTTCGAAATTACACCAACAAGGCCGAGGATGTTATTAAGGACTTAACAAACCCTTATAACCATACAAGCTATCCTGATGAAGTGCTTGAAAATGCTGATATTTTTGATGGCGAGTATTACATAGATTACACAGATTTGTATAAGATAATAGAGGACCATGGGGCTTCAAATAACATCGACAATCTTACAAAACTCATAAAGTCTTCACCTTATTACATTGCAAAAGATTCAGACGGACAGTACAATCTCATACCTAATCAGGTTATACTGGATATGATAAGCGCAGTAGATTTTAACACGCTTGACATAGAATATATAAATCATAATATCGAATACTGGGATTATATAAGTCATGTAGGCTTTACCTTCTACCCGGTAGATAAAGCTTCGGCTCTTAAAATGCAGAAGGTTATTGACACTTTAGCATGGTCACAAGATATAACCGATTATATTTTAAGCCAAGAAGAAATCCTGTGGAGAGAATAAATCAATCCTCTATATCAGAATCATCGCCGAATCCGCTCTCGGCTTCAAAAGAATCCTTAATATAAATGGATTCCTCTAACTGCTTTTTAAGTTTAGCTTCACCAATCGGTCTTGCTCTCTCTAAATCAGCAAAAGGAATCCCATACATAGAAGACATTTTCAGGAGGTAGGCATCATCAAGCTTGCTCTCCTGTTCCACCATTTCATGCAAAATCAGGTCTTCTAAACTGTCATATTGCTCGGTGTAGATATTATCAATCCAGTAAGTTGATGTACGCTCCGGATGCGGAACTGCCCGGCCACCCATCATATATTCATCTACATAAGGAGTATCGTACTGCGTACTGAAGATAGCTTCTAAAGTTTGCATATCTTGAAGGGGTAAATGGACATTTGCAATATCCTCTTTAGTAATTTGGCCCCAGTGCTTATTCAACTGCTCGGCCGCCTTCATACATACTTGGCGGCGTACTGAATACTTGATGAGATTCAGTTCACGGGTGACACACTCCGATAGTCTTATCTTAAAAAATACGGTGAACGCCAAATCAGTTCTGTATTTATTTACCTTACCCCAGTATTTTTTATCCCACTTGCCTTGATAACCGGATTCTGCTTTGCACCTATACAGCACCTTATCATAATACACATAGTCATCAAATTCATATTTAGTATCTTCCTTAAAGTCCATCTCGGAGGAGTAGACTGGAGCATATTTGTACTTGGTCCACATGTCGCAGAATGATATTAACGCGACCTGCAATTTGTCCTCATAAGTTGCCATAGGGTCAGTGACCTTGGTATGCTTTGCGATATACCCAAAGAAGGGGTAGTTAATTTCGATGATTTCATCCCGAATATTGGTGAATTTATTACGCTCGGAGAGAGTTGTCTGCGGAAGCATGTCATACAACTCTTGGGTACGAGCTTTAACCCAGTCGTTTTTCTTCATGCTACTCTTATCTAACTTGGTGGGAATTTCGGAATGATACACCTATATATACCCCCTAAAATCATCACAAACACAATATATAGCGGAAAACATTTTCATATTAACACATATCTATTCAAATTCCACAACAAAAATTTACATTAGTATTACATAGTGTGACATTTGCATTACAAATTTGAAATACAGCCGGACCGAGCGGCGGCGACATATTCGCAGATATAAATATAAATAGAGTCCTTATAAAAATTCCCGAATAATTCCGGAATTTGAACAGGCATCCGGCGGCTAGGTGAACAGATTTCAAAGGTGAAGACGGAGGAAAATTCCCAAATAATTCCGGAATTTGACAAATTAAATATATCAAGGAATATCATACAAATTATAAATATAAAGATAAATAACTAAATAATATGTTTATAACTATAAATAACCAAATATGCTGTTGTTACTCGATATATTTTCACTTTTTATTTGGGGCCAAATTCCCAAATAATTTCGGAATTTGTCGAGATGCGTAACATTGTTACAAACTCATGACATTGCGGATTTGCTCTTTCATTTTCCGGGCTGATAGGTTATCTTAAATTTACCTGACAGATGCCGATGTCAAAGTTACCAACACTATCGTTGGAGGAACGGCATTTCCCTCAACATCAGGCACAAGTTTGGTAACTTTGACATCGGTATTTTTTATCTCTAATCGTTAAATATACTTGAATATGTTGCAATAAGTTAAAGGTGGTGATGGATAAGTGCAACGACCCGATTATCTCGAAATTTATCCGTCAGAAGTCGCCGCAAAAAAGATAAGTATGCATCTTGATAAGATGGCCGAAGTCAAGCCGAGGGTATATCGTAAGACTCTTATAAGATATGCGGAATTGGCACGTTTGTTGTTGGAGTGCGTAGCGAAGATTGTCCGCATGCTTCAGGCTGAAATGCTTTTGTCCTCGAAGGACACCGAATTTCAGGAGTTGGCTTCTGATTTTGATATAGAACAGATTGATGAGCTTCGTGACTCCGTAGATAACCTCGGTAATCTTGTTGATATGCAGGATTCTGCCAAGACAAAGAAGCTGGCCAGTGAAACCCTGTCAGTGTATCGCAGTGTATTTAATCAGGCATCGAAGCATGACTTCGGATATGCTGAAGCTAATGAGTGTGCGGACTTATTGAACTACTGGATTATCAAGCGGTTTTCCGGTTCGAATCGTAACTTCCGATACCAAATTAAGCAGTTACCAATATGGGCGACCTTTATCATTATTGCCTATGGTAAAAATCATGTATTAGGGAATCGTATCCCGTTTATCACGGAATTCAAGGAGTGGTGTGATAGCTTGGAAACGGATAGTAATAACTGCTGGGCATTGCCTTATAACATTTTTAACATGACGAAGGTAATTGACCCGGATAACTTTACAGTAAACGCGATGGTAATCTACGACATCCTTATGAATGGCTGTCTTTATCAGTTGACCACGGCCAAGGTCCCTATGGATTCTTCTTATATTGCGAGGCTGGTAAAAGACTATCATCCTGATAGGAGCCGTGATGTTAGAACCCGCGTTGCCAAGCAAAAGGAACTTATTGACGAGATATGTTTACACCCGACTGACACGGAGGATGATGCAGTATGAGCCGTATTTATTCTCCTACCAACAAAATCAAGTTTACTGCTATCTCCGAGAACTATAAGGTAGCAAGGAGTTTCAAGGGTGTATTGAACGATATGCACTCGTCCGTCATTATCTATGTTATCAAGCATTTTGACGGCACGATGGCCTACAAGCAGAAGGTTGTAAGGGTTCTGAATATCCTGACCTATGCGGTATATGCCTCCGAGCCGTTGCCGATGAACTGGCATAAGACCGAGCCGTTTGTAAACATCCCGGACATTGATGACGATATTATCGAAGAGGTGCTTGGTGATATTTACCTTACTGTTGATGCTATCGACTGGGACATCAAGGTTGTTGAATCCCCTGATACACCTGTCAGTGTAAATACAACATCGACTCTCCCGGTAATAAATTCGTTCATCAGTGCGGCCACATCCGCGGCTATGCAGGTATATAAGGATGTGACCATCAAGGAAACTCCGTCAACGGACCTTTATATTCAGGCCCCGGAGATTCCGCAGTTTGATATTACAAAGCCTTGGGTGCAGAAGCAGTGTGGAGCTGACCTGCTGACCATTTATACTACGCTTCCGGAAATCCCGTTAAGACAGCGTGATATATCAATAACTACGAATGTAAATCTCATGTCGGATTCTGACCTTATGAAGCTGTATCCTAATCACTTTGTAAGGACAAGGGCACCGATTATGTATGAGCCGCAGACTAATATGGATTTCGATAAGGATTTCGGTGTTATCCTGCCTATCGATGATTATTCTCGGGAGCAAATCGTTGATAATATTATCAAGTATCCGCATATCTATAAGCTGGCCCGTGAGCAGGATAATCAGCTCGTAAGCTTTTATGCCTATATGGAAATCAATGGTACGCTTCAGGATACGCTGTCTGTTTGGGACTCTCTTGAAATCTCCAAGTGGATTCCCAAGAACGCAGAGTTCATCAAGGAGTACATCGTTAGAAAATACTTGATGGATATTGAATATAAGGACGCAAAGTTTAAGTATCCGCTATTCGGTACACTCGACCCGTATCTTACTTTGTTCATGCCGGCGGAAGAGTACGCCAAGCGCGGATTCGATGTAATCGATTTAGCAAAGAAGTGCGTTATGAGTCGTGTGTCGTATAAGCAATCAAGAAGCCCTATTCTTCGGAGGATGAGAGAAAATGCATAACTGTATGTTTACCGGTCATTGTATTAAATCGGCCTGTGACCAGTCTTGTCCTGCGTTCAACGAGTCATCCTTCCTTTTGGAACAGAACGGCATCGGTCTTAACAGTAGCGTATTCCATGCAGACCCGGCCTTGCTTGCCAAGTATAACAGGTATGTCGAAGGTTCTGAAGGTAAGCTTCAGACAGTCATAGCCAAGAATACTAATTCTGCCGCAGAGCTGATAGCCTACTGTGGGGTATGCAAATACTGGAAAGGCAGTAGATTAAGCACCGCAGTATATACTTTGAAGTTATCACAACATTTGGAAACTTTGCAGAATAGTTGGTCAAGGACTTCTAATTTAGATAGATTTGACTTTCAGAAGATTTGGATTGATAACGCGAAGCTCCTGATTATCTCGAATATCGATTATGTGAACTTCAAAGACTTTCAGTGTCAGACACTTTTATCACTATTACAATCGAGGGATAAGCCAAAGTTCGGAACGATAATCGTATCCCCTCCGACTCATGCCCTTGTAGGGAGTGGATTGTTCTTCAACAGGTTACAGGAAACATTAAATAGGACCATAGTTAAGTGAATTCTACGATTGAAATACAGGTTATATCAAAGATACTGACTTCTACAGATGATAAGCTGGTCAGTGAGCTGTGCAATTATGACAGCTCCTACTATACTGTCTATAACAAGCAGATTGAATTTATCCTGAATCATCTCAATCGTTATGGTAATGTCCCGGACATTTTCACCTTTAACGCGGAATTCCCTGAAGTCCAGTTGGTAGATGTCAGCCGTGAAGGTGAAGAATTCCTGACCACGGAAATCAAGCGTAATAAACAGCGTATCCTCTTGGTCAATACCTTCAATACACTGAAGGATTTAGGTTCGGCAGATGTCGCTGATGCTTGGGATTACTTGGCTAAACAGTGTGAAGCATCCTTCCAGCTAGCTAATGTCGCTCCCATGAACATCGTTGCCCAAGCTCCGGAAAGAGCCGAGCAGGTCAAACAGTGGGCTAATCAGATTAGAATTCCCACGGGTTTTGCCGAGCTTGATAAGCTGATGTATGGCGGCTGGTCTACTATCGAGGAATTCGCAGTTTTTATCGCATCGACTAACTCCGGTAAGTCTTGGTGTTGTGCAAAGATGATGGAAGCGGCTCATAGGGCCAAGTTCCCCGTAGCTCTGTATTCCCCGGAAATGCGTTCCGAGTATTTTGCTACGAGATTTGATACATGGCGCGGACACTTCAAGAACAGCGAACTGTTCCAAGGCAAGTACGCCAATGACTATAACGAGTATATCGAAACTTTGGCAAATGACCCCGTACCGGCGTACATTAT